GCTACTACTGTTACGTATATTGCTCAGTTCCAAGAACTCTAAGGAAAAACTAAATGAGTGAAGAGAACGGTTTATTTGGGAACGCAGGAGAGATTTACTTTGCACCAGTAGAAGGTGAAAGTGGTCTCGACCTGACCCTTGAAGAATCTGTACGTCTTAAATTTGTAGGCTTGGTCGAAGATCGTTTTGAACAAGCAGAAAGAGCCAGAGAGCATGATGAAGCTCGATGGCTTCAAGCCTATCATAACTTTCGTGGACTTTACGGCAAGAGCGTAAGGTTCCGCGAATCTGAGAAGTCCAGAGTCTTTATTAAAGTAACTAAGACTAAAGTCATTGCGGCTTTCGGTCAATTAGTTGATGTTATGTTTGGCACTGGGCAATTTCCAATAGGTGTCAAAGAAACAGGCGTTCCTGAAGGCGTTCCAACGTATAAGCATTTAGATAATGCTCCGAGTATTGAAAGTACCCCCGCAGAACAGAAAGAAGAAGAGCCAGAAGAAGTAGTAAATCCTTTTGATGTTGGATATGAGGGTGACGGAAAAGTCTTAAAAGCAGGAGCTACTTTCTCTTCGGGCGAATCAGCACTAGAAAACGCTATAGAAGAAGCAGGGGCTACTTTTAAAGACGGGTATAACCCCGATCCACAGGCTTTACAACTTGCACCCGCTAAAGACGCGGCAAGAATGATGCAAAGACTTATACATGACCAGATTGAAGAGTCTAATGGCTCCTCAGAGCTACGCAACGCTCTTTTTGAGTCTGCATTATTTGGAACCGGCGTAGTTAAAGGGCCATTCAACTACAATAAAACGCTTAGTAAGTGGGAAAAAGATGAAGAGACAGGCGAAAGAACCTACAATCCTCTTACTGTCCGTGTCCCGCGCATTGAGTTTGTAAGTATTTGGGATTTCTTCCCAGACCCTAACGCTACAACAATGGAAGATTGCGAGTATACTTTCCATCGTCATAAAATGAACCGCTCTCAGCTTAGAGGGCTTGCAAAACTACCGCACTTTAACAAAGATCAAATCCGTGAGTGTTTGCAGATGGGTTCAAACTATGTTGAGAAAGACTACGAGTCTGAATTAAAGGATGATCACCGTACAGAAGAGTATGGCGATGGTCTTTTTGAGGTTTTAGAGTATTGGGGCGTTATGGATGCACAGTATGCCCGCGAAGCAGGAATGGAACTCCCAGACGAGGTAGATGATTTAGATGAAGTACAAGTTAATGCTTGGGTTAGTAATGGTAAGCTTTTACGTGGGGTTGTTAATCCGTTTACTCCGTACAGACTCCCATACAATGCCTTTCCTTACGAGCGTAATCCTTACTCTTTCTTTGGTATTGGTGTTGCTGAAAATATGGACGACTCTCAGCAAATAATGAACGGCCACGCACGTATGGCAATTGACAACTTAGCATTATCAGGATCATTAGTTTTTGACGTTGACGAGTCTGCGTTGGTTGGTGGTCAATCAATGGAGATATATCCCGGAAAAGTGTTTAGACGACAAGCAGGACAGCAGGGCCAAGCAATACATGGCCTCAAGTTTCCTAATACCTCTCAAGAAAATATGATGATGTTTGATAAGTTTCGTCAGCTTGCAGATGAGCAGACAGGGATACCTAGTTACTCGCACGGACAGACAGGCGTACAGTCTATGACTCGTACTGCTTCTGGTATGTCTATGCTTCTAGGTGCGGCAAGCCTCAACATCAAAACAGTAGTAAAAAACATTGATGATTTTCTTCTTAGACCACTAGGAAGATCATACTACCAATGGAACATGCAGTTCTTTGAAGGCGAACTAGATATTGAAGGCGACCTAGAAATTAATGCAATGGGTACTAATAGCCTCATGCAAAAAGAAGTACGTAGTCAGAGATTGACTATGTTCTTACAGACTGCACAGAATCCTGCTATTGCACCATTCGTTAAGATCTCTAAGATTGTTAGTGAGTTAGCATACAGTCTTGATTTAGACCCAGACGAGATCTTAAACGATCCTGAAGAAGCCGCATTGATGGCACAAATAATAGGAGCGCAAAATGTTGGACAAGCAAATGGCGGCGAAGCTGTCGCCCCTGACGGGCAACAAGGAGCTATGGGAGGCCCTCAAGGAGCATCTCAACAGCCTCAAGAACTTGGAGCTACAGGCACTGGCGGTGGCAACATCGGAACTGGAAATGTACCGCAAGCAGGGGAGAGTGAGTTCTCTGGCTAATTTGCTACAACTAAAAGATCAGGTACGCGAAGCTAAACAAAGAATTGAGGATTAAGAAATGAAAGAATCTATGGATGACAAACGCTACAGAATGCAAATGGAAGAAAGACAAGGCAAGACGTATGGCGGTAAGATGAAATATTCTGAAGGCGGTAAGACAATTTCTGATCTTGAAGAAGAGCTTGATCCTGAAATGTTTATGTCAGACGAAGAAGCCGAAGAGCATCAGCAAAAGTTAGATCAAGACAAAATGGATCGTGATTTAGATGAAGCTGACAAAAGATTTAAAGAAAATCAAAGACAAGGAAAAATGTCTGGTGGCTCTATGCTAAGCTCTCCAGAACGTGAAGAGTATAGTGCAGGTGGTAAAGTAATTTCTTTAATTACAAAAGCATTAGGCAAAACAGTTAAGAAAGGAAAAGAGCCAAGTAGAAAGCAAGTTAAAAAAGCTGTGGACGAAGTTAAAAAAGAAAACCCTAATCTTCAAAAAGAAATAGCTGACGATATACAAGAAGTAAAAGATTTAAGATACGCTGAAAATTATGGTGTTGGTGGTGGCGGTAAACGTGATATAGATTCAATGTTTACAAGTCTTTTACGTGGTGATACTGAAAGCATAGCTATGACTTCAATACCTATGAAAGCTACTAAAACTTATAAAAAAGGACAAATGAAAGCAGGGATAGCAGGAGCCATAACTGCGTTTGGTGGGAAGGAAGCTTACGATAAGCTTACTGAACCTAAGCAAAGCGAGTTTGAAAAAGCTTTTAGTTCCGCACACAATGCAGGAGAAGAAACTTTTGAGTTTGATGGAAAGTCTTTCAGCACTGATGTACGAAAAGGAAAAATGTCTGGCGGTATGTCACAGTACAACGAAGGCTCTATGCTTGTAGCTCCAGAAATGGGAATGGAAGAAGAGATGCCAGTAGATACATACGACAACATCCCAGAAGACGAGATGGCAGAAGCAGAAGCTTCACAACTCCCAGATGATGAGATGGAAGAAGATTACACAGGCTATGTATTAGAGCAGTCTCTAGACGTAGAAGAACAAGAATATTTAATGGGCGTTCTAGAAGGTGATGAACGTCTAAGCGGCATCTTTGATAAGGTCATGGATGTTGCAGGAGAATTCTCTGGCGAAGGCGAAGTAAGTGGCCTTGGCACTGGAGTATCAGATTCGATTCCCGCAAGGTTATCGGATGGTGAATTTGTTTTCACCAAGAAAGCCACCGATCAAATGGGTGCGGATCAGCTACAAACTATGATGGACGATGCTGAGAAAGCCTCTGATGGTGGTTTATTAAAGAAAGCATTTGGAGGTCTAACTAACGAACCCGAAATGGAGTCGTATGATAGTGAAGAAGAGGTTAAGAAACAAATGATCTCTGCTAACCAAATGCCAAGTATACGATAAAGCCACTTCAGTTCGCTGAACCCTTTATCATTTTTTTTACCTAGAGGCCACCTTGAAGTATCAAGACCCTATATTACAAACGCGAGTAGTATAGCCACCTTGAAAGACTAGCAAGCCCCAAAAGGAGTGTGATCAATATGTCAAATGCAAACGAACAACTTGAAGAACCAACTGCGAATCCGTATAACTCTAAGAAGGCTTGGCACACGCCAGATGCCCCAAGTAGAGGTAAAGCAGATACGCTTTTCTTTGAAGAACCCTCACAGGCTACCCGTCAAGCGGCCCCTGAACAAGAAGAGGAAGCACCCAAAGGAAGAACTAATTATAAAAAACGATACGATGATCTAAAAAAACATTACGATCAGAAGATAGCATCTTTTAAGCAGAAAGAATTAGAGCTTACCGCGATGGCAACTGAAACGCAATCTGCGTATGCCCCGCCTAAGTCAACTGAAGACCTTCAAAACTTTAGAGAGCAGTATCCTGATCTATATGAAACAGTAGAAACTGTTGCACACTTACAGAGTGAACAACAAATGCAAGCTTTAAAAACTAAGATGTCTGTTCTTGAAGAACGAGAATTAAACATCCAACGTAAAGAAGCTGAGTCTACGCTACGTTCTCGACATCCTGATTTTGAGGATATACGCGGAGATGAAAAGTTTCACGAATGGGCTAAGGAACAACCTGAAGCAATTCAAGGTTGGATCTATGAAAACCCAGACAATGTTGCACTAGCGGTCAAAGCTATTGATCTTTATAAAATGGAAAATGGAATCAAGATTGGAAGTAAGCAGAAGGCAAAGAAATCACAAGCCCCCAAATCTTCAGCGGCAGATATGGTGTCCACACGGACAACACAAATAGATGCTAAAGAACCCAAGATTTGGTCACAACGGGAAATCGCTAAACTGTCTATGGCTCAATTTGATAAATACGAAAGTGATATTGACCAAGCTATAATGGAAGGCAGGATAGTAGATTAAATATAATTGTCTTTTTTTAGGAGTAACACACAATGGCTTATAATGCCTCAGACGCTCTATTTGAGCAAGGTACAGACACGAACGGTAACTTCGGTAACTCAGTATCGGGTCAAACTAACAGCTTCTTCATGCCCTCAATCTTTTCTAAGAAGGTTCTTAACTTCTTCCGAAAGGCTTCGGTAGCTGAAGCAATTACTAACACTGACTATGCGGGTGAAATCTCAGGTTTCGGTGACTCTGTAAAGATCATCAAAGAGCCAGAAATCACTGTATATACGTATGAGCGTGGTGCTGACGTAACTCAGACTAAACTGACTGACGTAGAAACAACCTTGATTGTAGATGTGGCTAACGCATTTAAATTCAAAGTTGATGATATTGAAACAGCTATGTCTCACGTAAATTTCAAAGAAGTTGCATCTTCATCTGCCGCTTACGCATTGCGTGACGCATTTGACGAAGGCGTAATTGCTAAGATTATTGCGGGAGTTTCAGCGGCAAGCCCTAACCACATCCTTGGTAGCGACAATGCTACTGACCTAGCCGCAGGAACTTTTGACGGCACTGGTAACTTGGATCTTGGTTTTGGTTCTAACGAGCATGACCCTCTTGATATAATGGCTCACATGGCGCGTCTACTTGACGAGCAAAGCATTCCAGAAGAAGGTCGTTGGTTCTTAGCTCCACCTAGTTTTTACGAGCAACTATCTCAGTCTAGCTCTAAGTTGATGTCTGTTGACTTCAATTCTGGTCAAGGTGGAATCCGCAATGGATTGGTATCTTCTGGAAAACTCCGTGGATTTGAAATGTACAAGTCTAACAACATAGCCGCTCCTAGTAACGCGGCAGGTCAGATAGTATGTGGACACATTAGCTCTACTGCAACTGCACAGACCATTACAAGCACTGAAGTCCTTCGTGACCCAGATAGCTTTGGTGACATCTGTCGTGGACTGCACGTATACGGCGCTAAGGTTCTACGCCCAGAAGCATTAGTATCTGCGTTCTACGGTATTGACTAAGTAAGTAATTAGAGACGGGGGTGTAAAAGCCCCCTGATCTTTAAGAGGACACTATGGCAATATTAGGAAGTAACTCAAAGCCTATAATGATGCAAGGCAAGAAGAAAGGAAAGAAACTAGGCGATACAGGAAGTTGGTATAAGCCTGAAAACAAAAAGAAATTTGACGATAACTGGGATGCTATCTTTAACAAACCAGACACTAAAACAGAATCAAAGGCGAAATAAGATATGGCAACAACTTACCTTGAACTAACTAATGAGCTTTTGCGTGAACTCAACGAAGTTGCCTTAACGTCAACAACTTTTGGAGCCGCACTAGGTGTACAGCAACATGTTAAAGACTCAGTAAATCGTGCTTACTTTGATATTATAACTCAAGAACCACAATGGCCTTTTCTATCTGTTGCAGAAAGCGGTGCAGTAGACCCCATGTACGGAAACGTGTACGTTGAAACAGTAGCAGGACAACGCTTCTTTGAGTTAAAACCTGCTAGTTCTAGCATTACAACTGACTATAGCTCTATAGATTGGGATAACTTTTATCTTACTACTGTAGGCGTAACAGATGAAGTAGCACCCTATGAAAGTCGTAACCTTCGGTTTTTAAGTACTGAAGAGTGGAAAGACTATCGCAGAGTCAGTGAAAACTTAGATGACGCAGACACACAACAATACGGCGTACCCAACGCTGTAATCAGAAGCCCAGACTCACGGAAGTTTGGACTCAGCCCTATCCCCGATAAGGTCTATCGCATTTGGTTTTATGCGTGGAACCTACCTACAAAATTATCAGCGCATGGAGACACTATAGTATTTCCAGATTTATATACTGGTGTTCTTCAAGCTAGAGCTAGATACTATATCTGGCAGTTTAAAGACAACCCTCAAGCGGCTTCGTTCGCACTAGATGACTACAAAAAAGGATTACGCAGTATGCGTTCTAACCTTATTGAGCCTTCGCCTTCTTATATTAAAGATGATCGGATGAGGTTCGTTTAATGGCCGCTTCACAACCCTTTGGTATCTCTTGCAGGGGTGGGTTAAATAC